AAAGCAAACCAGTCTATAATGTGATAATTCAGGGTCACCATAAATATAATAATCAGAACAGAACTCAATAGGCATAGCAAACTCTGCTTCACTACCTGCACCATCAGCTACACCACAAGCAAATAATCCATATTTACCGCTAGTATCTTTTAAGTAATAAGCATTACTATTTGCAGTCTCTAATATGCTCGTACTTAATTCTGCTAAGCCCTCTGTTACACCACCTCTAATTTCTCTTGAAAATGCACTTGCTATAACTTCCATAGATAATGGTGTAAATAATAAATGGTCATTTGCACCATCATTTAAAGTAGCACAGACTTTTCCATCTGCTTCTATCACATAATATTGAGTTCCTGAAGCAGTATCTGATTCAGTAAAGGTTATAATACCACCTTGACTTATTGTGCCTGTTGTTAAAGCTGTAGCTGATAAATCTACATTAGCACTTGAACTTCTATAGATAGAATATGATACACTGCTATAAGGTGCATATATTTTAATATTTATTGGATACCCTCTTGTAGTACCACTACCTAATAATTTTCCACTAAATCTTGTGCTCATGCACATGCTTCTAATTGTGCCTGATTGGTGTACAATAACTGCTCTATCTGCTGATATAACACTTCCTAAGCTAAGATCTGCTGAACTAATAGTTGCTTGTCCAAAAGCACTATCAATCTTGCCTTTATAAACACCATCTACATAAACATTGGTATTATCAAAATATGAAGTCACAACATGATTAGCACCACTCTCCATTACAATCCAGTCACTTTCAGCAAAGTGTCCTTTATGTTGCATATAATCTCTTGTGTCTAAATATTGGTAAGTCTCATTTGTACCACCTAATACTAAACTTTGATTCTGAACATTACTACCTACAAAAACTTTATTATCTGTTTGAATTGACATAGCTCTTGTATTCCCAGTATTAAAGAATATGTCACCACTTGTATTAGTTTCAATAGTAATATTTTCTGTTGAAGCATTTTCTAATTTTATACCTATACTATTATCCCAGTAGATAGATCCATTAGTATTAAATCTTAATCTATTACCACTTCCTAAAATTCTTATATCACCACCACTTGTAGTTAATAAACTTGTAGGTGCTATATTTCCTATTCCAATATTCCCTGAACTATCTATTCTTACTCTTTCAGTATTGCTTGTAAAAAATCTTACACTTCCAGCATCTTTTGCATTTAATGATAATACACCAGTTCCTCTATGTTCTATAGCTGTTCCTGTGTTCGGTCCAGTATTTTCTCTAATAAATCTTGCACCAAAATCTGAGTAAGTAGCATCTCCTATTAAGTCAATAAATGAATACCCATTACCAGTTCTATTTGCACCAATATTAATACTTCTT